GTAAATGTCTTAATTTTATCTTTGTACTGTAGTTTCCACCTATGAGGACAATTGTTGAATATTGTCATCTGGGAAAATGAAATTCCTTTTTGATAAGAATAATCCACCCCCGGAGGAGTAAATTTTTGAATTTCTTTAATTATTTTAGGGATTTTTCTGGGCAAAATCTTTTAGTTTTTCAATGTATAAGGTAGCATCCATCAATTCTTCCTGGAGGTGATTTAACCAATCTAAAAAATTCAAATCATTTCTTTCTAGAGTGGTATTATATTTTTTAATTCCAGTTTGTGAACGTTGCTCAAATTTTTCCTTTACAGACTGAACATAACTGTCCTGTTTATCTCTTTCTCTATCGTAGTAAGCAGTTATAGAATCGCTCATTAGATTACAGATTTAGATCTAAAATATTTTTGCAATGTCTCCATTTTATCATCTGCATCTACTAACATTTTTAATGCTTCTTCAGCATTATTATAAAAATCTGTTGTAGAGTGATCTCCAATGCCAGCAGGATGTTCAGATAATAGATTAAGAGTTAGCATGGCTTTACTTCTTTCTGCCATTGCTTGAGTCATTAACATTTCGTATAATTCTAGTTTCATTTTAGTAGTTTTTTAATTTCTTTTTCTTCTAATCCTTGTTTAGCTAAAATACTTTGTACTTGTTTTTTGTCTAAAATTTTTAAATAATCTTTTATTTCTCTAACAGATACATTAAAGTATTTTTTTAGCTGTAAAATTAAATCTTTGTCTGGTTCTTTAGTACTAGATTTAACATACTTAGACCATTTGTTGTTTTTAGGAATATATTCTCGATAAATTGAATATATTTGCTTTTTGTTGGTTGGGGGTAATATTTGAATTTCATTTACCAGTTCTATATAGTCCGGATTCATACTTAAGAATCTGTGAACCATATAAGAATTCCAAACATCCCAATCCTGATTAGAAAATGAATCAGGATGGGATTTTGTGGAATTAATTTCCTTTAACCAATCAAAAATATTGTTCATTAAATACTTTCGTCTTTAAGCTCTTCACGCAATTCTTTTGGTAGTGCTTCTCCAAAGATTTTAAATGTGTGTGGGTCGTAAAATACTGGAATTGGTAGAATTGCATCTTCAGGTGTACCTGCAATGAATTTAGAGATTTTTCTCAAGATAAGACCTTGTTGAAATACGCTACCACCTTCAGAATTCTGGATTCCTGTAGTGTTTTTTAAGTCAATGTTAAGTTGTGGTTGTTTCATTTTCATTTGTTGTTTATTAGATTTTGTATTAAACTCATAGTGTTAATTTCCTTATCAATTCTAAAATTAGCTTTGTATTGGTGATCATTTACAAGCATAGCTACTGTTCCTTCTTTGTTAGGTAAAAATTCGGAAGCACGTTCATATAATGCTTTAAATAGCTCATCAAAATCTTCTACATTTGAATCAGCAATTGTTTGTCGAATATTATTAAAGTATGGTTTTGATTTCTTTAACTCATCAATTACTTTATCTATGTAATTAGAAGATACTAAAATGGAATTGTCTAACTTTAAAGTACTATCTTTAGAATTTAATTGAATAGTGTTAAGACATTTTCTTAAATCCGGATAGTATTGGTTTACAATAACTTTAATATCTTCTAATGTATAAGATATAGATTCTTTCTCTAGAATCCAAACTAAATGCTTAGCTACTTCATGCGAAGCGAGGCTTGTGCTTGAATGGTTAGAAAATCTGCTTCGTCTAAAATAACCACTTTAAGGGGTTTGAATGAAGCTACACTTGCAAATCCCGATACCTTATCTCTAATGGTTTCAATACCTCTTTCGTCAGAGGCATTAATATAGAGATAATCGCAATTAAGATTGTTAACTATTAATTTAGCTAAAGTAGTTTTACCACCCCCAGCTTGACCATAAAATATAAGATTTTGAATATCGTTTTGTTCTAGATATTTAGAAATTGTGGTTTTAAGGTGTTCATTACCTACATAATTTTCTAAACTAGAAGGACGGTATTTTTCTACAAATAAACTATGTTCTTTAGTATTCGCCATAAATAGAGTATTTCTTTTCAGGTACAGGGATTATTTCTTGTTCTTCATTTTGCACAATATACAATTCCCCTTTCATGGGGGCAAGTCTATATTCACCTCTAAAGCCAGTTAGCACCATATATGTTTCTAAAGCTTCAGTTAAAGAACCATGGATTTTTTCTTTACCTTCCTCTATTTCCAATTTCCATCTATCGCCCGGAGGCATTCTCCGAGCGATTAAGATGTTTTTTTCAACAACCTTTTTTTCCATAACTTACATCATACCCATCATTGGGTCCATTTGGTTTGATTTTTCCTCTTCTGGTTCATCCACTACAGTACATTCTGTTAAGAGAATAGTTCCTGCAACTGAGGCTGCATTTTGTAGTGCAGTTCGGGTTACTTTAGTAGGATCGATGATACCTGCTTCTTTCATGTCTACACACTTTTCTTCCTTAATGTTATACCCTAACCAGGTATTTGAAGGATCAAGTTGTAAACCTACCATTTGAGCTTCTGTTGAGCTGAAACCAGCATTTACTAGAATTTGTTCAAATGGTTTACCACATGCTTTGTAAACAATTTTTGCTCCTGTTGTAGTAGGGTACATAAGAGCTTCTCTAGCATACCACAAAGCAGCTCCCCCACCAGGTACAATACCTTCTTGAATAGCGGCTTTTGTTGCATGTAGTGCATCATCTACTCTATCCTTAAGTTCCTTCATTTCGGTTTCAGTAGCTCCACCTACATGGATGATAGCTACTCCTCCGACGAACTTTGCCAGTCTTTCTTGGAGTTTTTCAATTTCAAACGGGGTTTGTGCTTTGTTGATTTGTTGTTGAAGTTCTTCAATACGTGCTTCAATTGATTCAGTTCTTCCTTTTCCATCGACGATCGTGGTTGTTTCTTTATCTATAGTTATTGTTCTTGCTTCTCCGAACCAATCCCAACTGAATTTTTCAAGCTTCATTCCTTTTTCTTTAGAAAATACTTGACCTCCAGTTGTGATGGCTATGTCTTCTAAAATTAATTTTCTTCTATCTCCAAAGTCAGGTGCTTTAACAGCACATACTTTCATGATGCCTCTCATTTTGTTTACGATAAGAGTAGCTAGCGCTTCACCATCTACATCTTCTGCAATAATCAAAAGTGATTTACCTTGGGATGATACTACCTCTAGAATAGGCAACAATTCTTTTACTTGTGTAAACTTTTGATCCGCAATCAACACTACAGCATTTTCCAAAACCGTAGTCATGTTACTGTTATTGGTTACAAAGTATGGGGATTTATATCCTCTGTCAAACTGCATACCTTCTACAGTTTCTAGGTATGTTTCTCCAGTTCTAGATTCCTCAATGTGAACTACTCCTTCCATACCTACTTTTTCAATTGCGGTTGCAATTAATTTTCCGGTTTCAGGATCGTTATTTGATGAAATAGTAGCGATTTGCTCTAGTTGTTCTTCGGAGGAAATGTCCTCGGAGATATTTTCTCTTAGATTTCTTACAATAAGATCAACTGCTTTATCAATTTCTCGCTTAATTTCAACAGCATTTTCTCCATTGTTTAGAGCTTGCAAACCTGCTCTAACCATTTCTCTAGCTAAAAGAGTAGAGGTAGTTGTACCATCTCCTGCTTTTTCTGCAGTTTTAATAGCTGCTTGTTTAACTAGTTGAACTCCTACCTCTTGAGTAGGATTTTTAAGAGTGATTGATTTAGCTACAGTAACACCATCTTTAGTAGATTGTGGAATGCCATTGTTTGCGATTACAACATTTCGTCCGTTAGGACCTAAAGTAGTTACAACCGCATCTGCTAAAACATCAATCCCTTTCATTAGCTCGGTACGAGCTGTGTTTCCAAAATTTATTTCTTTTCCCATTATTCTCCAGTTTTAATTCTTGCTAAAATTTGATTTTCAGGTCCTACATAATATTCCTCGTTATCAAATGGGAACTTTGTAAATCCCATAGTAGGCAATACTACTCTATCTCCCACTTTTACTGTAGTGGGAATGAAATTACCGGTAACTGAATATTTACCTGGTCCTACAGCTACAACAGTAGCGGTTTCATTTTTTTCTTTACCTAAATCAGGTACAATGATGTTTCCAAAAGTAGTTTCCTCAGTTTCCTGTGGTTTAACTATAACGGCATCAAATAATGCTTCTAAGCTCATGTGTGTATTCTTTTATTTCGTTTGTAATAGTTTCATAATTTTTTAAGTATTCATCTAGAGAATTAAAATCACCAATCCCCGCCCTTAACTCAGCAATTCGGGTTAAAGCCATTCCTAAGTTGGGAACATAAAATAGAGATTTTTCGTATACTTTAGCTTTACCACTAGATTTAAAGTGATCAGTATCCGAGGTAACTCTTTCCTTTATTGTAAAACAATAGTCATCTACTGTAATAAAGAATGGTTCTAGCTTAGGATCTCTAAGAGTTTGGTTTGTTTTTCGTTTTCTTAACATTATAACTTCTTTTTAAATATAACCTAAAGATAATAAAATAATACGCTGGGGCAAAGGAATTTTTTACTTTATCTTTAAAACTTTCGGTTTAGCTTTTTCAGATGTAGGAATAGTAATTTCAAGTAAACCATTTTCTAGTTTGGCTTCTGCTTTACTCAAATCATATTTTGCTGAAATTTTGTAGCCTAGATCAAATGAACGTCTAGCTAAACCTCTGTAAATTGTACCAGGATGAATTACTTCATCCTCTTCTGGTTTTTTGTAACTGATTTTTAGAATATCTTCTTCGATATTCACTTTTACATCTTCTTTTGTAAGACCGGTACACGCAACTTCAAAATGAAGTTTGTCGTCAGTATAAAAGATGTTTAGGGGGTGGGGTTGTTTTGCCGTTGCGGCTGAGAGAAATCCACTTGACGGGTGGAAGAAATTGTGAAATAGGATGTCAAAATCATTAAATAGAGTACTCATAAGATATACGGTTTGTGATGTCCTAGGATCATCGGTTAAACATTAATTTAATACGCCCCAGCTGTATTATTTGATTATACATATAGTGCCTACTCGTTTCTTGCTACAAAGTATTCACTGTTTAGATCATCTGAATAGAAGTTTAGTTTCAAGATACCTTCAGGAGATAGTTTTAAAGTGCCTTTTTCTTGATCTTTATTGGAGGATAGGATATCTCTCAAAACATTTGAATCAAATGGTATCTCAAATTCTTCAATTGGGTTTTGACCTAACATAATTTGATACGTGATTTTATTGGAGAATCCCGTGTTATCTCCAAAGATAAACTCACACACATAATTGCCATCCAAATCTTGGCTAGTGGTAATTAACATGTTATCTACATCAGCTAACGCATTTTTAGCTTTAATTAGGTTATCAACATCCTCGTTTGACAATTCAATATCTACTATCCATCTTTCAGGATCATTGTAGTAAGTGTTTTTACCTAAAATTAAAACATCAGCTAATGAGTACGTTAAGTTAAAATTAGCATCCTGAAGGTGTAGTTTAGTGAATATGGATTTAATCTTTTCAGTTAAAATCATCAATTCACCGTTAGTGATTGAAACTAACTTACTTAGTTTGTGGGTATCAAATATTCCTAGTTCTCCATCCTCTAGTGGAAAATTGTCTAGTTCAACTTTACAAACACGTCCTGCTTGACCTCCGTAAACAATCAATTTATTATCTTTAATTCTCCATTTAACCTGATTATTTAAACCATTAAGGTAATACTTAGAGATAAAACTTAGTAATTTATTTTTGTGTATCATGTTTTTTAAATTTCGAATGAAGATAATGAATTGAGGTGGGGATTCAAATCTAAAGACCACCCTAAATCAGAAAAGAAACCTTCAAGTTTATTCAAGAGAATACTATCAAACACTTGTTGCTTATTAGCATACATATCAAGAAAATGTTTGATTTTGTCGGGCATGTCGTAATCTAAAAATGCTAATGCCTCTATTTTATATGAATTATCTTTTAAATAAATCCATTTAACTTTATCAGACATAGTTATTAGATTATGTTTTTTATCTAGCCCCCACAACCTTAACAAATCATTATATCGTATTGCTGCTCTAACTGGAGCAGGTGCTCCACCTAAAATGTCAGTAAATACTTCCCCTGCTCTTGTTTTTTTACCTGAATATTTCTCTAGTTTTTTAACTGAGGTAGGGTTACCTAATTTGTTAATTGAAATTTCTCCTCCTAGTACTTGTTTTTTAAAGGTTTTAATCTGATCTAGGATGTCTTTTTGTTGTGCTCCTTTTAGTACCTGTTCCAATATACTGTTAAAGAACTCTCCAAAAATGGGAGGGAAATTAGCTTTCATGAACTCTAGACCTTTAATGTCTAGTTCCTCTTTATTAATACCCTCTTTTTTAGTAATCCATTGAGCATATCGTCTTGTGGCTCTAAAGTAAGCTGAACGAATAACGCACTCGGTTTTCATTTCTAGCCTGTGTTTGTGAGGCTCTTCTCCAATAAAATCAGGTACGTTAAAACATTCTTTAGCTAAAACATTATAATGTTCCGTTATAATATTTTGATACTTAAGTGCTATTTCCTCTAATATCTCATCCTTTTTAGCATCCTCAAATGTTTCAAAATCAGGATATAGATGTTTTAAAAGTGGTTCGGCATTAAAATAGTTGGAGTCCGTATCAATGTAGGCACAAAAGTTAGTATCTCCTTCATCACATACAAACCAAGGTGTTTCCTCTAAATGCTTCATAATGTTACTTGACCTTTAATTACTTTATTCATGTGTCGATTTGCTGCTAAAGCAGATTCTTGAATAATTCTCCAACCACTTAACGTAATAGCTTCACTCAATATTGAATATGACATCCCGTATCTAAATGAAGGTAAAGCTGTAGCACCATACAAACTGTTCAACAAAATTTTCATCGTGTACTGCATCAAATGATAATACTCACCTTTTTCTTTATCACCTGATTTGTATGCTTTTTTCATTAAGTTTTTGTAGTCTACTCTTTCTTGGAACCATTTTTTCAAAATAGTTGATAACGTAGATTCACGATCTGTTCTAAACATTGATCCGTTAGCCGAAATAGTCCACCTTTGACTCTCTATAATTTCCACCAACTTTCCTACTTCAACACGCGTTTGTTTTCCTTTTGGATTTTCAATCAAAATCATCTCTTCCGAATCTCTAGATCTTAAATCACCCAGTCCCAACCTGTTGTTTCTATCATCAGCATCTAAAATTCTTCCAGTGTACGTTTCTTTACCAATGTTTAAAGACATGATAATTGAAGGGTATAGTGAAGTTAAATCCTCATCAAACATATATTTGTACAAACCTGCTTTGGGGCAAAACAAATATCCACCTGCGTATCCTTTTTTGCTTTGTGGGTTTGGATCTCTACGTGGTGGTATAATACCATTTCCAAGTAAGTAAGCCGAAATAGCTCCATCTTGTGTTACGCTGTTTTGGTATACTTCACTGTAGTTGTGTTTTCCTTTGTGAGCCAAGTTTTTGGTTAAACCAATGTATTGGAGTTTTTCGTCCAACGCTTTAAGGATTTCAACGTCACGGAAGTTATATTCTATAAATTTGTGTATATCCGTAGCAAATAATTGGTCTAGGTTACCATCAAATTCAATTTTATTTAACCCTGCATATTTTTCTCCAATTGAATCTAGTTTCCATGACGGTTCATCCTTCCAACTATATTTTTTATGCAAGCGCATATAGTCTAAGGATTCAACACCTACAATTTGAACATAAGCATTTTCAACGTACCAATAATCATTTCCTTTTTTACAATTTACTTGATTGATTGGTGATAGATAACTAGCTACCTCGCTACCTAGTACATTACACATTCTGTAGTATAGGTAAGGTATATCAAAGAAATCACTGTTATATCCTATTAGTATATCTGGATCAATAGAGCGGATATGTTCGATGAACTTAGTAAGTAATTGTCTTTCTGTTGCTATTGGGATAATTTCTTTATCCTCTGATTTGAATGTTTTAAGTTGGTTTTGTTTATCTAGAATTAGAATCACCCACTTGTTTGGAGTTTTGTCCCAATATGCTATGGATGTAATAGGCATAGGGGCTTTTTCAATGTATTCTTCGGTTAAGGCTCCACCAATCTCACACTCAATATCGAAAAATAGTTCCCTGTGTCCCCTAGAAGGAGTATCATCGGTCTTATATCTTTCAACAAGAAATTTTTGGTGGGGCTTCATGTCATGAAAATGCAGATTAGGGGAGTTTTTATCCCATTTATAAACCTGTTTTAGGGGCTCGTTGTTCAAGCCCCTAGATTCAGATTCATCTTCACTGCATTCTTGATAAGCGGTGTTAAACCACTCAATTTCATCATAACCTGCTTCGTCCCACAGGTGGATTTTGTATTTATTTCCACCTAATCGGGTAGCATAACATTTTTTGTAACTCATAGTTCCATAACTACTTCAAACGCATCTTCGAAATTGATACGATCAATATCGACAGGTTCAAATCTATCTTTGTTAAAACAAGTGTGTGGGGATGGAGGAGTTGTTTCTACTAGTACAAAATGTCCTGAAGGAGTAACTCTCTCTACCTCATAAATTTGTTCTTCTTCTAATACACCAGGAAATCCTTTAATACATTTTACAAACATCTTATTTTTAGATTATAGTTTCAGAATCATGTTTAACCTCACATTTTTTCATTTCAGATACACTGAAGAATTGTGTTAGGTCGGGTTTAAAATAATTGATAGACTTCATTACTTTGCGGTCTCGTGTTCGATAAACTACATAGTAATCACCTTTTTCCTCATAATGACATGGCTCACCTTGTTCTTGAGAGCGCAATTCTACAGTTTGTTTTGCTTCTTCTTCAGTAGCACAAGATTTTGACATGTTTGAGGCTTGAACTTCAGCATACGCTGGTAGAATTTTACGTCTAAGTCCATGTAACATAACTCCATTGCCTAAAGAAACATATGTAATATCACAAAGAGCATCTAGAACTCCAACTATATCTCCGCTTTCGCATGCTTCTTTGTATTCTTCTAGTTCCTCTAGAATGAAGTTGTAAACAAATTCCCACTCACCTCTACTAGGGATATTAGGTCTGTAGTTGTTAGGTTTGCCAAAAGTATTGTTGAATGTTTCTACTTCATCTACAAACGGAACTTCTTGAGATTTATCGTAAACCATGTAATAGCTAAAATCATTTATAAATTTAGCGGGTTTAAGATCTTTTTTAATAATCCCTTTAACTACACCATCATCAGGGTGGGTTTCAAACCATGTATGAACAATGTGAGTTTGCTCATCACCTGTTCTATACTGAATACAGTATAGATATTTGTGGTTATTGTTCAATGTTAATTACTTTTAAGATTTTAGATTTTGCTACTTTTTCAACAGTAAAATTGCTATCGCCTTCAAATTCTTTATAGATAACAGCTTCTGCTTCAGTTGCAGAAAATGCTTCTACTAGATATTTTTCAGTGATTTTTTGAACTTTACCTCGATCATTTGTAAACTCGAGTTTTACATCTACTTGCCAGTACATCATAACTTTAGATTTTAATTTATAGATTATTTAATTTTTCTTTTCGGCGTTCACACCCGCAATCTTCTTTACCAAATAGTTTAGCTATGAAAGTTGCGATTTTTTACCTTGATTAAAGGTAATAACAGAAATTAGCTTTTCCAATAAATCTCCTAACTTCATAGTTTGTAGTCTTGGATTGGTTTTGATTTTTCGTTTTCCCAAGGATAGATAATCCATTCATCTCCACTATGAACCCGGGCATAAATGTTAGGTTTAAAAATGGATGTGTGAGGCTTGTAATATAAAACTGCTGTGTAAACTCCTGCGTAATTGTGTAATGTTTCTCCACTATCACAAATATCGTCCACCACTAAGGTATTAGGGAGTATTTCATAAGTCCACGGTAAACCCAATTGGTGAGATATCATAACGGAGGGGATTAATCCCCCGCGTTTGATGCCATGAATCGAGTCAATGTTAGGATAGTCTTTTAAAATTGTAGCACAAATCTTATTTACAAGACTACCTACATTTTCCCAATTCAAGATAATTTTCTTTCCCACTTTTAACATTTTATACAGGGTGATTGCCGTTATTTATTTTAATAGAATCAAAGAACTCTTTTCGTGCTTGATTGCTGTTGTCCATAAATACTCCAGAGGCTTTAGTTGTTACCATAGATGCTCCTTGGTGTTTAACTCCTCTGCAAGAAACACAATTGTGAGTACCTACTACTGTAACAATAACACCTTTATTGTTTTCTGTAATTTTATCTACAGCTTGGTGGATTGCAGAGGTAAGTTGTTCTTGAATAGCTCCTCGGCGACCAAAATATTCTACAATTCGGTTTAGTTTGGAGAGACCAATTACTCTACCTTCTAGCCCTACTACATAACCAATATGAACTACTCCTCCAATTGTTTGGTGATGGTGCGAACACATTGAGGTAAGTGGAATGTTTCTTTCAATTACAATACCATCGTATCCATCACTCGGGAAAGATGTAATTTCAGACATTGGTGAAAATCTACCTTTCCACAAGTCGTGAACATATGCTTTAGCTACTCGTTTAGGAGTGTCAGCTGAATTTGGATCATTTCTCCAATCGCAACCTAGAGCATCTAGAAATTCACCATAGGCTTTAGCTGCTTTTTGGACAATATCTTGTTTTTCATCCTCAGTTAATTCAGTTGCTTCTCCATATAAAGCACGTTTTTTGGCTAGTTGAGTTGAGATACCATTTGCAAAACCTACAGGTACTACTTCTAAATCTGTGTGTTTTTTCTTTCTATTATTTTCCATTAACTATTTTATTTTTTGTAAATATAAATACCTGAATTTGTGTTTCCAAATTAAACACATCTTTCAGTACCAAATGCCATAATGTGTTCTCTGCCTGTAAATTTGTATCCTTTATCTCTACAGTAGTTCATTACAATAGGATAGGTTTCAAATAGAGCAGGTCGATCATCTCCTGCAGGCATCATCCAAGTGTTATCTTTTAGATACTGTTTAATTTCACTATCTTCCATATAGTCAAAATAGATATCATTAACTCCTTGTACAGTCCTTAATTCTTGAGCTAATCTATCCATAAATTCTTCATATTCAGGGATGATAGATAAATCTTTATCAATAACAGGTTTCAAATGGAAACTATTGTGGTAAGCAATCATTTGGGCCATTGCTTTATAGTTCATTCTAAACTTGTTGTGTTGATCGATCATTTTCTGGTCTGTTACCTTGCCTTGCGGCGTAGCAACACCAAGAACGGGGACACTATTAGCAAACTTAGGGCTAAGGCTAATGAGACCAATAGGATAATCGGTAGGGATAAAATGCGATCCCTCAGTTTCGATGGTGATGAATAAGTTTCTTTCATGTGCAAAATGTGTTAGTTCGTTTACTAATGCTGGGTGCATAGTAGGTGATCCGCCTGTTAACATCATTTCGGAAATGTGAGGATTTTCATCATACATTTTAATAATGTCATTGAAACTAAATGTACCTTTTTCTGGGTGGATACTTGTGTACCAAGAATCACACCATCCACCTTCCCCAAAGAAACATCTATGGGTACAACCTGTGGTTCGGATAACAATGGTTGGATAACCTGCTCTACTGCCTTCGGATTGGACTGCTGTATATAACTCTACAATAGGTAATACCTTACTGTAGTCTTCAATTCTACCTAATTTGTTCATATATTGTTAATTTAAACTAATTCCTCGTATATTCCAATTAGTTCTGCTAAAAATAAGCCTAAGAAACCTACTTGGTACATACCCGCAAATCCTAAAAGACAAGCTACAATTCTAACTCCAGACTTTACAAACGAAACATATTGGTGTTTTTTTGGATCTGGTAGTTGATCTAGTTTTGTAGGGGTAGGTGTTTTTATTTGATTTAGGGTTTGTCTTTGACGTACTTCGTACAATTCTTGTTCAAGTTCCCCCATTGTTTTTTTCTTATTCGCCATAACTTGCTGAGTTTCTTTCGTGTTCATATACTTCTACTTTTATTGCTCTAACTCTATTATCTGTTTCTGCTGCTAAAAATTCATTGATAACCCCATAAAGATATTCTGCGAATT